GGAATAAACCCACATAGTGAGCTACCGCTTCTGCGTCACCTGCATTAAAGGCAGCTTGAGCTTGATCTCTGCGTGGCCCCCTAGTCATAGGGTCGTACTCATTTAGCCATGCAACCCAACGTTCGTCATTGTCAAGTTGGTCAAATCCAGGGACTAAATTGTTTAGCTTCTGGGTAAAACCTACCTCTCCAACTTGGCTTCCAGTATTTGAAATTTGCTGTTGCAATTGTTCAATTACTTTAGCCTGTTGCTCAAAGCGGTCTTCATACTCCTGGGACGCTTCTTTGGCAACTCGACGTTGAAAGTCGATCAAATCATCACCGTACTCTTCTCGATCTGCATCGGTAACATAACTAACTTTCTCTTTCGGTTTCTCAGCTTCTGCTTTTTTTGCAGCTTCTGCTTCATCTCGGATAGCATTCATTTGGTCAGTAAGTTCTTTAACCTGCTGGTGCAGTCTCGGAACTTCTGCATCGTACTTTCCTCTCAGTGTAGCGTACTTCTGTTTAAAGCTTTCTGATACTTCTTCGACAGAATCGTTAGCCGGCGTTGCTTCTACTGCTACAGGCTCCTCGATTGGTTCGTCATCCGTTACTTCAACTTCCGTATCCTTGGCTTTAGCTTTTTTAGAAGTTTTCTTTTTCTTAACTTCTGGTTTTGCTTCTACTTCTTCGCCTTGGGCTTCTAATTGTTTCTCTAACTCTTCAACTTCATCAAGTTGCTTTTGTACCTGTTTTGGCAATGCCATTTTTTTCTCCCTTAAAGCACCAACTCTGTTTCGCAGCGCAATGTATGCTGCTCCCGTTATGGTGTGCTTAACAAATGCGTTATTTCTAACGCGCCTTAACTTTAGGCGATTCTTCGACCGCCTTTAGTAAATCTTCAAAAGCTTCTGCCCTACCTTGCAAACGGTGGATTGTTCCCATTTCGTTCGCGTAGACCAACTTTTGTTTTGTACTCTCAAGTTCCCTCTCAAGTACTGTTAACACCTTATTTACCCCTGGTTCTCTCAGCCTATTTAGCGCTGAAATCTCCGACGCACTTAAAGAATTAACATTAATCATTTATTCGTATAATACCTAATATTAATATAGAGTGGAGATAATTTACCTTCCGTTAGGCCTTTGCGCCATAAAGTTATCTTGTCTTCCACCCATTTCTGTACCATCTTCTTGTAAATTAGCAGCTTGTTCTGCAGCCATTTGTTCTTGCTGCATCTGCATCATCATCTGTTGTTGCTGTTGCGCCATCTGTTGCTGCTTCTCTACATCTTCTCTAGAAGGAACTAACCTGTCAATGTTTCCATTAAGGTTACCAGCAAGGTCACGCATAAGTTCTGCAGTACCTGGCAATCCAACAATCTGTTGCGCTACAGGGCTTTCTAAAACTAATCTTAAGAACTCAGTCTTACGAACAGACTCAGCTTCTTTAACAACAAGTGACATAGCACCTTTAGCAATAATCTGAACATCACCTACTAAGTCCATATCGTCACTGTACCTTAAATTTCTTTGGTACTGTCTTTCTAACATAGGAGTTAATACATCATGGTCAATATTAGCTATTACTTGTTTAATACTCTTACCTGCATTAGAAATCAACATAGATAAACCTGAAGAAGTACGACCCGCGCCTGGCACGTGTTGTCCTGTCATGTACTTCGGTATACCTGTCATTTCATCTGCGATATCCATAAACCTATCAAACACAGCCATAAGTTCTCCTGCATTTGAACCAGGTTGGAAAAAATTCATTGGTGGAGATGAATCTCCAAATTCCGATTGTTGGAACTGCCAAATCTTCCATGGGTACATTTGTGTAATGTCTTCTCCAGCTGGTAAGCGACTTACGTTTACGCCTACCTGTGGGCCAGAGCTGATACCCATATTATTTGACAACGAACGAGCTGCAGCGTTACACATGCTCTGCGCGTCCATACATAAATCTGCTACGCCGTTACCGTCGATGCGCCCGGGTACCTTCTCGAACGACGTGACGTAATATGGTTTACGCCCTAATGGGTCATAGTTAAGTACAGCTTTAATTACTGTATCGTTAACCATCCATACTTCACATGGGTAAGACCTTTGGGGGTCATCAATTTCTTTTTCTTTCATACCCCACTCTAACAACAAGGTTCCAGGGATAGAGTCCCATAACTGGATAGCTCCAACTAAATCATTGTCAATATCATCAAAATCTTTACCTTCAAGGTCTTCCATTTCAGAATCTTCATGGTCTAACCAGTCAATACCGCCTGCTCCAAAATCCGACAACAACGCTCGCACTGCGTCTTCGTCGTAGCCTTCGACGCCTATCATAGCTTCGACGTCTTCTCTAGTTAAGTGGTGAATCTCTATTACAGGCATATTTTGTATATCGTCACCCCAAGGAGACCAATAGAACTTATACGGGTCTACTCTTTCCCACTCATCACGTACAACTTCTGAAGGTTCTAAACCACCATTATCGCTGTATTTCATTATTTTGCGTTTTCTAGGAACTGGGCCTTTTAATACCGCATACGGGTATGTTGCAATATCATTAGTAAACTCAAACAAAGACTTAACATAACCACCTTCTATAAGTTGGTCTTCCATCTTCTTTTCCATGCGGTCAACACGCTTTTCCGCTTCATGTTTCATCTCACGCATAGCAGTATCTTTCATTCCTGCTGCTAAGTTTTGTAGCTCCTCTGGCGGGATTTGTTCTCCACCTTGGTCGTAGAACTGCATAAGGTTTTGCTGCATTATCCCTTCTAATCTATCGACTATGTCTGGCGGCACATCTGGAATAGGAGTTGCTGAGATAGACCACGGCTTATCTGTACCAGTGCCAAGTAGTGTATCCCTTAACCACGCAGTTGCTGTACGGCATTTCGTACTAACAATACCCATAAATATCTCTGAACCACCTTGTGCTTGTATCTCTGCCATCTTAGCAGGTGGATACTCCATGTTCCTAGCGCGTGCGGTTTCAGTTAACCTGTCTTCAATTTCTTCTTGTTTGTGGTCTCTCATAACAACCCAGCGCTTGTGTACGTGGGATGCGAGACCTTGAATAAGGGGTTTTAATTGTTTCTTTTCGTTTTTCTTGAGCGCTTCTTTCTCTAGCTTTGATGCACTTGCTACTGGAATAATATTTACAGCCATACTTTAATCTCCTATGTCCAACCGCCTGCAGATACAGATACCACTTCTCTGCGTTCGTTGGCAACTGTCATGCTACCGAATACTTCTCCCCCATCAGCGTGTAAGCATATGTACTGAAACGCATCTGCAATATCAGACCATGGGTGCGACTTCTCTGGTTTCTCATCTTTAACGCCTTTGGTATTTATCTTGTACCTGTACTTGCCGGCAAGAGCTTTTACCAACTGGCCTCCAGAGTTAGGGTCTACTATTAGACCAAATTTACCATCAACTACTCTAGTCAAAAATTTCTCTACAGCCGCTATTCTAGCAGCAATCGAGTTCGTTCGAGCAGGTTTTAATACAAAACCTTCGTTCTTGTATATGTCTGCGACGGTACGCTCATCTGTCTGTACTCGCTGGAACGCAGCTGGGTCAATTATAACAAGAGCTCTGCGCCCAGGGAACTTATTTGTCAATAATGGCTTTAACCTTTCTCTAACGAACCGTAGCGCGCCCATACCGTCGGACGTTATCGCGTCATATACTACTAGTCGACCGTCGTATATAGTCTCAGCTATTACTGCAGCGGGCGTAAGCCCAGCATCAATACCGATTAACAACGGTGCATCACTAAACATAGGCTTTATTTCTTCATCTGCTACGTGGTTGGGACGGTCAAACGAGCGAAACACTGGCTGCCCTGACAAAGACTTACCAAATTTAGCGTGAATATATACATCTACCCAATCTTCTGTCTTACCATGAGCTAAGTTATCGTAGTAGTCATCAGGCAAAAATTGTGTCCAGTCCGCTTCCGGAGCTAGCCCTGACGGTTGTATCGTCACATGGCAGTTCTCAGGCGGTTTATTCAGTATATCTTCCCAGAACGTATCCTGGTCTGGCGGGTTAGTCATCCCCCACAGATGGGCATTTGAATCACCATCGTGCGTTTTACAGCCTACGCCGTTCATCATTTTGTCAGGATAACGACCAAGACGACCCTGAGCTGCGTTGAATATGTCTGGGTGTATCTCTCTAAACTCGTCGAAGATGAAGAAGCTAGCCTGAAGTGAGAGTAGTCGACGTACGTCGTTCGCGTCATCAAGGCCCCTGAAGAGAACTTCGCATTCGATATCTCCGACCTTTATCACAAACTTATACTCTGTCTTAAGGAACGAACCCATTATCCCTTCTGGTATCCACTTCATAAAGTCTGGTATAGATGTATCACGTAACTGCTCACGCGTGTTACGTACCCAGATAGCGCGAGACCGGCGAACACCGTCTTTACACGGCGCCATAACGGCTGCATGATGCAAAATTTTCATGATGCCCGCGGTCGTCTTCGTTGACCCTACTGGACCAACCGCTAGGGAGATAAACTTAGTGGAGTAGAAGAAATCGTCTAAAGACGCGATTACCTCAAAATTAATTTCGTGTTCTGGAGCTGCTATCGTCATGCTTCGAGTGCAGGAGTACCCTCAATAACAACTTCGTCAGTGTTATCTTTAGCCCGTGTTATGTTAATAACTACTTGCGGGCCGGTATCCGCACCTACGACTGCTTTTCCATCTGGTTCTAATTTACCCATTTTATTGAGCATTTTCTGGAATTCTAATCGTGTGGCAGGATTTATAGTGGGATTCTGCATGTGACGGAACAAATTGTCCAGATTCACTGCTCCCATAAGCCTTGCGAGGGTTTCCATCTTTGCCGGGTCATCCTCAATCATCTGGAGTTGCCCCCTAGATAGAATGGATTTGTGGGCGAAATCTGGGCCGGTTACTTTATCTATAGGGTTACTCATACTGCGAAGTTTACACGGTTTACCTAAT